TGCATCTAACACACCGCCATCAGCAAATGTATCAGAACCACCTAGATTTGTTCCACCTACACGATGACCAAACAAGAATGCTTTTTCTTTCTGCATCTTGTGCTCTTGATTCTTCTGTGCACGTAAACGTGCTAATTCAGAAGACTCGCCACGCAAGGATGCCTGTAAAAGCGTTCCTGTAATTTGAAGAGGTGTCTTGAATATCTGACAAGCGTTATAGACTACTTGCAATTCATCCGCCCAAGCTTCTGGTGCTACTGTACCTTCACCTTGTGCGTTACCAATAATGTGACATACATCGCCATCAACAGTAGTATAAGCACCATCATCATTTGTCCATAGGGCTTTTACCTGTATATCATCACCACCGTCAGCATCAGTAATAATTACTACAGCTTGACGTGTTGTCTCTGCAGCATTCCATACTTCAGCAATAAGTCCTTCCCATGATACAGCAGCTGCTGCTTCAAGACCTACGATACCATCTACAGCTATAACAGCTGATTTTGCTGAACCATCAGCAGTATCTGGGTCTGGAATTTCAACGGCAGCATTCATGTTGAACTTCTGTTTTACCCAGGGGTTACGATGTTCAAACATCTTAAACACTGGATCATTTGTTTGTCGTGTCTCTCTATTAGATAGGACAGTCGTGAAAGGGGCTACATCAGTCCAAAGTTCTTTAACAACTTGGGGGTCGATGTAGAAATCTCGTCTGTCGGTATAAAGGACACCACTAGCAGCTAGATTTTTAGCAGCCATAGTTTATCTCCTTGCATTTGACAACAAAGCCTGTGAAAACGAATCTTCCTCAGATAACGTAGGAGGTGATTCGCCAGTTTGAACTGCTGTAGGTCTAGGGACCTTCAGTCGTTCTTGCTGTTGTTGCATCTCCTGTGTCTTTCTCTGAGTTTGAGCTTGTTGTTGTGAGGGAGCGTCTTTCATTGCATATAGTTTAACTAATGAGTCTACCGTGATATTATTTGGATTCTGTGCCCATTGGACAAAATCAGCTGCCTTATTGACATCGAATCCATATTGGTTCATAGCGTAGGAATGTGCACTTTGCATCATCGTATTTCTTTGATGATTCTGCATAGCAGCTTGTTGTTGTTGTGCTCTTGCTATTTCTACGTTTTCATACCAAGTAATCATATTATCACGCCATTGTTCATTATGTGACCTATATTTGAAAGAGTCGCTCTCAGGGTCATTATACGCATCGACCTCGCTGTAAGAATTTGGTTTCTCTGGACGGATAGGTCTATTCAATGAATTTCCCTGTTGCTGACCTGCCTGTACAGGTTGCTGGGGGAGGTTTCCATTGGTGAGTGAATCTATATTATCAAGAACTTGTGGGTTCTGTTCAATGACCTTCGCAATAGGACCCATTGTGTTCTTGTAATATTCCAACTCCTGTTGAAGTTGAAACGAATCATTCTTAGCCTTGTCTGCCTGGGATTGCCAATATTCCATACGACTAGGGTCTTCTTTAACTGGAGCTTCAGTTTGTACAGGTTGTTCCTGTAAGGGCTGTTCTGAGGTTTCTATTGGATCGGTTTGCTCAGTAAATAAATCATTTACTGGAGCAGTTTGACCAGTAGGTAAGCCTTCTGTATTAGTGATTGTTTCACCACCACCAGGAGGAAACAGGTTTCCCTCTTGTCCAGTTGTAACGTCTACACCTGCATTTTCAACAGGCATCTCTACGTTCTCAAGTGGGGCTTTAGCAGCATCACTAGTTGTTATTATGTTATCCATTACGATCTCCTTTGTTGTTTGTTATTATCAGCAACAACTATGCTGGAATCGGAACGACTTTGCGTTTCGTTTGTTTATTAGACTCGCCTTCAGCTTCACGAACGGCATCCTTGAGTTTATCAAGTTCATCAGCACTTCTTTTAGTATGAAGTTGTGTCGCCATTTCTACTTTAGCTTCAGCCTTTGCTAATTTCTTTTCAAATTCTTTAACTTCCACACGCTTACGATCATGGACAGATTCTCTTTGTGCTGTTTGAAGATCACCACTAAGTTGTTTAACTTGTCCCTGTAATTGTTGTATTTGGGCTTGCATCTGGTTTCTCTGATCAGCTCTTTCAAGTACACCCTCCATATCGGCTACGTCTGTTTGTTTTAATACTTCTACTTGATCTATAATCCCCTGTTCATATAATTGCATATAGTATTCGAATCTACCCCATCTATTAGATGGGAGTGTAGAACCAGAAACTATAATTACATCATATTTACCTACGGTAACATCATTTAACCTCTGAAGGAATTGTCCACTAACTGGATCATACATATCCTTATTAACAGCAACTTCAGTAGGTATAGAATTAGGATTGATTAGTCTTATTGTCTTTTCATTGGTATAATAGGCTTGTATAAATTGAACTACAACTTTAGCTACCATATTAAGTCCAGACTCTATATCATCCTTTTTAGACTTTATGCGTCTTTGACCAAATTCATCAAGTGCAACTGTGCCCTTATAAGTTTGTGGAGCACCACCTTGATCTCCTTGCATAAGAGCATAAATACCCAGAATACGCTCTATGTCTGCTTTGGCATCAGCTTCATTTTTATAAAGTTCATTTGGAAGTGGAACTGGACCTGCTACGATAGGCTGACCCAATTCTGGATCAAATTCGATTACGGCAGTACCAGCTCTAGCCCATTCAGATTCTAACTCTTTCTTATTCATAGAGCCTCTGGGTATTAAAAGTTTAACATTGGTAGAAGATGAGGCATGGGCTATAATAAGACTACGTAGTTTATTTATATATTCCTGAAGACCCTTTACTAGTCGAACATCAGATAAGGGATAGGGGTTCCTATTATGGCGATTCATAAAGGTTATTATAGGATAATCTTCAATTGGATGAGTAATATGGAAAAGCATAACATCACCCACACTGACACAACGATGTATGTTATTGATAGTAATAGCATTTGCAGTAATAATTCCTCTATTTAGTATATCTGCATAAGTTGCTCTTTCCAAAATAGTAAGTGAACCTGGAATCATAGCTTCACTTGTTTCTCCTGGTTGCATTGTTGGCTGTCCTGTCATAGGATTGCTAACCATATGATAGACGCCATCTGTTGTTTGATATAGCTTCTCATAGTTGAGAACCTGTTGTTCATCAGTAAAAGCTTGTTCTTGTTGTTCTGTGATAACAATAAAGGCTGGTTTCTTTAAATAGTTCTCATATTCTTCTCCAGTTAATATGTCTTCTTCATTATCAAGAGGATTATAAGCTCTGATGTAGGCTTGTTTAACTTTTGTATATCTTTCTATAACTTCAAGCTCTATATCATCATCTCCAAATCTTCTATCATTACCTACTGCAGATGTAACTTGCTCATCATGCAGCCCAAACCGAGTAGTTGATTCAGGAGAGATATAATTGGTTTGAACTGCAGAATTAATAGCATCTGCTAAGTCAGGGTATTCTAGGAGGAGTTGTGACTTCATATGCTTTTTTGCTACTATTAGATGAGCAGAGTCTTGACAGAAAGGGTCTTTTGAGGCTGGGTCTATATAAAGATCATGAGGGTTTATAGATTGAAGCATAATTTCGCCCTTACCATAATCAGCATTGGGGTCATAATATGCATACATTGCTCCCATTCCCTTTACGTAATAATCATCAACAACCTGTTTGAGAACAGTATTACCATTTGAGTTATCCCATATCCAAGCCATAAGATCAGAGAATACTTTCCCTGTCTTAACATCACTGTGTTCACGTCCTGTGGATTGGAATTTTGGTTTATTGGTTGTGAGCATTGCTTTTGCTTGCTCAACTGCAGAATGAACTACATTTACGACAACTGGTTCCTGGGCTCTTTCACGCAATGTCTTTACATGCTCATCTTTCCATTGGAGTCCGTTACGGAATTCATTATCTTCTGTAGCTTGTTTTGCCCATTTAGAACGGGCAGAGGCGTATTCTTCTAATAGATCGGTACTTAATTGTACCAAGGGATTTTTTTGGGGCATATTAACTAGTTAGTTTGGACTTTTAACGTATTACTTTAAATAAAGTTCCTAAAGTTACGCTTTTTCAGGCAGTTAACCAAGACTTTTTTTGACCTTTATCACGAAATTCCATACTTGCCTCATCCTTGTCCACTTTCTTATGGAATGGCTGGTACATCTT